AGTTTCAGCAAATAAAGCTTGACAAATATGTTTTTATATGTTATAATAGTACACATAAGTACACTAAGGATGTTCTTATAAACATAAAAGAATAAAGCTTTACTTATATTGTTTTGTTATAAACATATAAGACACTAAGGACTTGTAATGGACATTAAAGAAGCTCTAGAGAACCAGCCAGCCCCTGTTAAACGAGGAAGGGGACGTCCCAAGAAGGGAGAAATTGTAGCAAAGATGCCCAAGAAGAGGGGGCTTGTAGGCCGTCCTAAGGGCGAACAGAGCATCATCAACGAATATAGGGCTAGAATGTTAGCCTCTCCTAAAAGCTCTAAGGTGTTAGAGAAAATTTATGAGGCTGCCCTGAATGATGAACATAAAAACCAGAGTGCTGCGTGGAAACTCATTATGGACAGAATGTTGCCCCTTAGCTATTTCGAGAAAAGCAACAATGTTGCTGGTAGGGCTAGTGTTAACATCACTATCACTGGTGTTAATGGAGACACCACCATCATTGGAAACGAAGAAGCAGAAGACGTGGAGTACAAAGATGGCTGACGAGCGAGTTTATCAAATTAAAGGGGGCTACTATCCACCGGGAAGTGCTCCTAAAGAACACATTGCTCAGATGGAAGCTATGCAAAAGCTCTATCCAAACCAATATCAAGGAAATTGGCAAAGCTCGTGGTGGGGACAACCGTTTACTAAAGAAGTTCCTGAGAGCCAAGTGATATTTGGAAGACGTCCTGATGTAGCTAAGCGCAGTATGGAAACCATGAAGATGGGTTTTGATACAGAAACAATGGGAAATCTTCTTGATGCTTATAGGAATGCTCAAACCATTGATCCAACATTTCCTAAGCTTTCATATGACCAGCTTTTAAGAATAGCTTTAGAAGAAGGAAGAAGCAACTTTGGATATAATGAGTGGGATGTAAACAATAAGAAGCTACAAGGTGTTGTTGCTTCTTTAAAGCAGCTAGGACATGATGACTATTCTGCTGGATTTGCTGCTGCGTTAAAAGAGAAATATGATACGGCTAAGCGTTTAGGTAGAAGTTTTGAAGAAGTGTGGAATGGAGCTGGCCCTAAAGCTAGAAACTATGCGTCTCGTATACAAAAGGGAATGTATAGTGTTGAACATCCAGATAATCAACAGCTAAGAGAATTTATTAAATATAGAATATCCCCTGAGAAAAGAAGTGAGGTAAACTTTTCTACTTTTGACAATCCTTTAATGACAGGTGAAGATTTTTATGGCTGACTATCGCTCTGATTGGGAAGGAATGTTTAAAGCATACTTGCCAAAGTATAACATTGTCAAACAAACTAGAATGCCTGATAATGCTTTTGTTGTTGGAGGAATGCCTAACACTGTTTTTCTTGGAACAGAAAAAGCTAAAAGACCTGATGTTGAGCGCACTTTACAACATGAGTTTGCTCATCAGATGGAACAAAAAGCAAGACAAAGATATGCTCCTAATGATTTAGCTTCTGAAATGAGAGCTGTAGCTAACAATTGGAATATGCCTCCAATGCCTTCATTTTTTATGGCATCTTTAGAACAATCAATGCAAGGAGATAAACATTTAAAAACAGCTAAAGCAAGAAATACATATGATTTGTTTACCTCCAACTTTACAAAACCTGTTGTTATTGAAAGATTTAATAAACTGTTTGGTAGTCTTCCAGAGAATGGAAGGCTTGCAAATCCACAAGAAAGTCCTTTTGATGAAATGATGGCAGACCTTAATGCTTATGAAATGATCAATAAAATTGATGCAACACAAGACCCAGTGTTAAAGAAAGAACTATTTAATAACGACAACAGACTTATTGAAGCATATAAAGCCATTGCTCCCAACCGTGCTGATAGGCTTGATGCTAAAGACCTTGCTCCTTATACCTCTCAATATCAAGAACCAACGCCTTGGTATGCCAATCCTTTGAGAGCTTTAGGAATTAAATGAGTGAGTTTAACATTAAGCTGCTTCCCTGGCAGCAAGAGGTGTGGGGAGACAAGACAAGGTTTAAGGTGGTGGCTGCTGGGCGTAGAACAGGCAAGAGCAGGCTTGCGGCCTATTTGCTTCTCTTCAATGCCTTACAAGCAGAGAAAGGCCATGTGTTCTATGTTGCCCCAACACAGGGGCAGGCAAGGGACATTATGTGGCAGACATTGCTAGAGACAGGCCATTCTGTTATAACAGGAAGCCATGTTAACAACTTGCAGATAAAGCTGGTTAATGGAGCAACCATTTCCCTAAAGGGGGCTGACAGGCCAGAGACAATGCGTGGTGTGTCTCTAAAGTATTTGGTGATGGACGAATATGCAGATATGAAGCCAGAGGTGTGGGAACAAATCTTACGTCCTGCTCTGGCTGACCAGAAGGGAAGTGCTTTGTTCATTGGAACACCAATGGGTCGTAATCACTTCTATGACTTGTTTATGCACGGGAAGGAAGAGGAAGACCCCACCTTCAAGAGTTGGTTGTTCACCAGCTATGACAACCCCCTGATAGACCCTAATGAAATTGAGGCTGCTAAGAAGAACATGAGCAGCTTTGCTTTTAGGCAGGAGTTTATGGCTTCTTTCGAGGCACAGGGAGGGGAGTTGTTTAAAGAAGAATGGGTGAAGGTGGACGAAGAAGAGCCTGCTCAGGGAGACTATTACATTGCCATAGACCTTGCTGGCTTTACAGATGAGAGCAAGGCAAGCAAGAGCAAGAAGCTAGACAATAGTGCAATTTCTGTTGTTAAATGCAATGAAGAGGGATGGTATGTTAAGGACATCATCTATGGCAGATGGAGTGTAGAAGAGACAGCACAGAAGATATTTAATGCTGTTAAGAAATATGAGCCCCTTGCTGTAGGGATAGAAAAGGGAATTGCCAAGCAAGCTGTTATGCCCTATTTGTCAGACTTGATGAGAAGAAGGCAGACATTCTTTAGAGTGGAGGAGCTTTCACATGGAAACAAAAAGAAGACAGACCGCATTGTTTGGGCCTTACAAGGGCGTTTTGAGCATGGACAGGTTGTGCTTAATAAGGGGACATGGAACATGGAGTTTTTGGATGAACTCTTCCAGTTTCCAAACAAGCTTGTGCATGATGACCTCATTGATTCGTTAAGCTACATTGAACAACTTAACAAGCAAAGCTATGCCCAACACTTTGAAGAAGACGAATATGAACCAATGGACGCTGTTAGCGGCTACTAAGGAGAAGCAATGAGCTTTGAAGAAGAAACTTTTAAAGAAGACAAACTTGCCTCTTGGGTGATGGAGAGAGTGGAGAAATGGCGTAACCATTATGACGGCAATTACAAGGAACGCTTTGAGGAATACTATCGCTTGTGGAGAGGACAATGGCAAGCTTCTGACAAGGTGAGAGAAAGCGAAAGAAGCAAGCTCATTAGCCCTGCCTTGCAGCAAGCTGTAGAGAGTGCTGTTGCTGAGGTGGAAGAAGCCACCTTTGGTAGAGGCAAATGGTTTGACATTAAAGATGATGCTCGTGATGCTCAGAACATAGACATTGAACTTACACGCAAGCTTCTTGAAGAAGAGTTTTCTTTCACCAAGACACGCAAAGCTGTCTCTGAAATTCTCATCAATGCTGCCGTGTATGGCACAGGATGTGGAGAGCTTGTTCTAGAAGAAGTGGAAGATGTTAAGCCAGCTTCTCAGCCCATCCTAGACGGGGCTGCTATGGCTGTTGGTGTTATGGTGGCTCCTCGCACTGTTGTTAAACTACGTCCTGTGTTGCCACAAAACTTCTTGCTAGACCCCAATGCTTCTTCCATTGAGGAGGCTTTAGGTGTTGCCATTGATGAGTTTGTTCCTAAGCATCAAGTGGAAATTTTGCAAGAGCAAGGCGTGTACAAAGATGTAGACATTGATAGTGCAGCCCCTGACCAAGAACTAGAGCCCGATCAAGACCTTGTCATTTATCAAGATGACAAAGTGAGACTCACCAAATATTATGGCTTGGTTCCTACAGACCTCTATAAAGCCTACCTTGGGGAATATGAAGACAAGCCTGAAGGCAGCGAGGCTGACGAGAAAGAAGACAAGGAAGAAAAAGAATATACAGAAGCCATTGTCATCATTGGCAACGGGGGTGTGTGCTTGAAGGTGGAAGAAAACCCCTACATGATGCAAGACCGTCCTGTTGTGGCTTTCTCGTGGGATGTTGTCCCTGGACGCTTCTGGGGCAGAGGCATTTGTGAGAAGGGCTATAACAGCCAGAAAGCTTTGGATGCTGAGCTAAGAGCTCGTATTGACGGCTTGGCTCTCACTGTCCACCCCATGATGGCTATTGATGGAACACGGATGCCTAGAGGGGCTAAGTTTGAAATCAGACCGGGGAAAACCATTATCACCAATGGCAACCCGCAAGAGATTTTGCAGCCGTTTAAGTTTGGCTCCATTGACCAGATAACATTTGCTCAGGCTGGTGAGCTTCAGAAGATGGTGCAGATGGCTACAGGAGCCATTGATGCTGCTGGCATTCCCGGCTCTATCAACGGAGAGGCTGCTGCTGGTGCTGTTTCGATGTCTCTAGGGGCCATCATCAAGCGACACAAGCGCACCCTCATCAACTTCCAAGAAAGCTTCTTGATGCCTCTGGTGAGCAAGACAGCTTGGAGGTATATGCAATATGATCCAGATAGATTTCCTGCACAAGACTTCAAGTTTGTAGCTTCTAGCTCATTGGGCGTAATTGCTCGTGAGTATGAGGTGACACAGCTTGTGCAGCTTTTACAAACCCTTAGCGATCAGAGCCCCATCTATCCGCTGCTGGTGCAAGCAGTTGTGGACAACATGGGCATTGCTAACAGAGAAACTTTTGTTGAGGCTTTGAAGCAGGCACAGCAGCCCAACCCACAAGCACAGGCTTTGCAAGAGGCAGACCTGCAAGTGAAGCTTGCTACAGCCAAGGCTCAAATTGCCTTGCTTGAGGCACAAGCAGCAGAGAGCCAAGCAAGGGCAGCTAAATATACCACAGAGGCACAGGCAGTGCCAATTCGTCTGGAGAATGACCGCATTAGGGCCATCTCTGCTAACATTCAGCCTGGAGATCAGGACGATAAGGAATTTGAAAAGAGAGCTAGAGTGGCTGAGCTTGTCCTTAAAGAAAGGGAAATTGCAAGCAAAGAAGCCATTGTTACACAACAGATGAAACAAGCTTGACAAAAGTTCTTTTTTGTGGTAAAATAGATACACATATAAGTTCATCCTAGTATAAGGACAAATGAATGAATGAGACAGAATATTATGAATCTTTGCTAGAACTGTTCGCCAAACCAGGGTGGAAAGCTTTTGAGGAAGACCTTCAAAAGAACTTGGAAAGTTTAAACACTCTCCATAACATCTCTGACAGCGATGTGTTCTGGCACAGAAAGGGCGAAGTGTATGTTCTTCAGACGCTTCTCGGATATAGGGATGCTATAACAGCAGCCTATGAGGAGATGCAGAATGATTAGAGCATACGATTTTATTTGCCCCAATGAGCACATAACAGAGAAGTTTGTGTCTACTAACATAGACGAAACAACTTGTTCTGTATGTGGCTCGAAAGCTCAGAGGGCTGTTAGTGCTCCTAATGTTAAGCTAGAAGGATGGTCAGGCTCTTTTCCTGGGGCAGCAATGAAATGGGAAAAGAAACATAAGGAGAAAATGGCTCAAGAGCGCAAGCAGAACAGCAACTAAGGTTGCCAATGTTCTTTTCTTTCCATAATGCTATCTAAGCACGGAGACTATAATGGCACAATTTATTGACGCGAGTGAAGAAATCAAGGAACCAATTGCTTCTTTGGAAGAGCAAGAGCAGGAGCCACAACAAGAGGCCACCCCTGTAGCAGAAGAAGAGCAAGACATTCCAGAACGATATAAAGGCAAGACCCCTAAAGACCTTATTAGGATGCACCAAGAAGCTGAGAAGCTGATGGGCAGACACAGCAAGGAAGTGGGAGAACTCAGGCGTGTCGTTGATGATTTTATTAAAACTCAAACCGTTACAAAACAAGCCCCAACGGAAGAAGAAGTAGATTTTTTTAGTGACCCCCATAAAGCAGTGGAGGTTGCTGTTTCTAAGCACCCTAAGATAAAGGAAGCCGAGCGTATGGCAGCAGAGCTTGCAAAGCAAACAGCTTTGCAGCAGCTTAATACGGCTCACCCAGACTATCAAGACATTCTTGAAGACTCCGGTTTTAAAGAGTGGGTTGAGAAGAGCAAAGTGAGAATGGAACTTTTATCAAGGGCTGATCAGCGTTTTGACTTTGATGCTGCTGACGATCTTTTCACATCATGGAAAGAACGCCAAGCTCTGGTAAAGAGCACAGTGGAAACTCAGAAAGCTGATAGGAAACAGCAAGTGAAGCAAGCTTCTACAGGAAACATTAAAGGGTCTGCTGAAAGTGTAAGTCGAAAGATTTATAGGCGTTCCGACATCATAGACCTCATGCGTAAAGACCCTCAGCGTTATCAAGATTTGCAGCCTGAAATTATGGCAGCTTATGCTGAGGGAAGAGTTAGATAACATTTTGTAAAGGAAAATTAATATGGCAACTTCTACGTTTCCCACCATGACAGGTGCTGTTGGCCTCACCGAAGCCAGCAACTTCCTGCCCGAACTGTGGAGTGATGAAATCATCGCTGCATATAAAAAGAACCTCGTGTTGGCTCAGTTTGTTCGCAAGATGAGCTTTAAAGGCAAGAAGGGTGATGCTCTGCATATCCCCAATCCTTCTCGTGGTTTGGCTGCTCAGACTAAGAGTGAGAATGCTGCTGTCACTATGCAGAACCTCTCTCAGTCTGAAATTGTTGTAAACTTGGACAAGCACAAAGAAGTGTCCTACCTCATTGAGGACATTGTTGAAGTGCAAAGCTTGCCCTCGTTGCGTAAGCATTACACTGACGATGCTGGCTACGCTATGGCTAAGCAGGTGGATGATGACCTGTGGGCCTTGGTGAAGAGCCTTGGTAATGGCAATGGCAGCTCGTATGTCCATAGCGCCTCCTTCCAGTTCAACACCTCCACTGGTGCTCTGGAAGCTTATGACGCTGACGGCACTGCTGACATTGGTGCTTTTGCTGACGCTGGCTTTCGCCGTGCCATTCAGTATCTTGACGATGCTGACCAGCCGATGGACGGTCGTGTGTTCATTGTTCCTCCTTCTTTGCGTAATGCATTGATGGGCAACGCTCGTTACACCGAGCAAGCCTTTGTGGGAGAAACTGGCTCCTCTAACACCATTCGCAATGGTGAGGTGGGCAATCTGTATGGCATCCCTGTTATTGTGTCTAGCAACTGCCCCACCCTCGAAAGCGGTGTGAAGGGTGCGTTGTTGGCTCATAAAGACTGGGCTGTTCATGTTGAGCAGATGTCTGTGCGTTCACAGCAGCAATACAAGCAGGAGTTCTTGGCAACCCTGTTTACCAGCGATATGCTGTATGGCACGAAAGTGCTCCGCAGCGATGCTGGCGTGTTGATGGCTGTCGCAGCCTGAGTCTAGGGAGCCCTCACAAGGGGCTCCCTTGTTTTGAATGGGTATTTATTCAAATGCCTATTCATAACAAGGAGACAACATGGGTATCTTCCGTGGAATAGGTGGTACTGGTGATGCCACAAATGATTCTACTATTTCAGCAGTAACACAACAAGCTGTTAATGCTGCTAATAGTGCTTCTGCTGCTGCGTCTAGTGCCAGCAGTGCAGCCTCTAGTGCGTCTGCTGCTTCCACCAGTGCCACCAATGCTGCTTCTAGTGCTTCCACAGCTTCTACACAAGCAAGCAACGCTGCCTCTTCTGCAACAAGCGCAGCTTCTAGTGCAACTTCTGCAACAACACAAGCCACTAATGCAGCTTCATCTGCTTCAGCAGCCAGCACCAGCGCCTCTAATGCAGCCTCTAGTGCCTCAGCAGCTAGCACTAGTGCTACTAATGCTTCCAATAGTGCCTCTAGTGCAAGCACTAGTGCTTCTAACGCAGCTTCTAGTGCTGCCACTTCCATTGCTTCCGCTGAGCTTGCTCAAGATTGGGCAACTAAAACATCTGGGCCTGTAGCTGGTGGAGAATATTCAGCTAAATGGAATGCTCAACAAGCAGCTTCTTCAGCTTCTAGTGCTTCTACTTCTGCAAGCAATGCCAGTACAAGTGCTACAAATGCAGCTTCTTCAGCCTCTAGTGCTCAAGCAGCTAGTGATGCTGCTCTTTCTGCTCTGGATAGTTTTGATGATAGATATTTAGGACAGAAAGCTTCAGACCCCACATTAGACAATGATGGGAATGCCCTTGTTACAGGTGCTCTCTATTTCAATACAACAACCAATTCAATGAAGGTGTATAATGGTAGCCTATGGCTTGCCGCTTATGCTTCATTGTCTGGTGCTTTGCTTGCTGTTAACAACTTAAGCGACTTAAGCAACACAACTACAGCTCGTACCAACCTTGGGCTAGGAAGTGCTGCTACAACTAGCTCTTCTGCTTATGCAACGGCTGCTCAAGGAACTAAAGCAGACACAGCTTATGGCTGGGGCAACCATGCCTCTGCTGGCTACCTCACAAGTTTTACAGAGACAGACCCAATATATGTAGCTTCTTCTTGGTATAGTACAACAAACAATGCTACCAATTGGAATACAGCTTATGGATGGGGCAACCATGCAAGTGCTGGATATGCTGTCTACCCCTCTCAGACGGGCAACAACGGCAAGTATCTCACCACTAATGGAACCACCACTTCCTGGGCATCTGTAGATGCTTTGCCTTCTCAGACAGGCAATAGTGGTAAATATCTAACTACTGATGGTAGCACTGCGTCTTGGGCGGTAATAAGCTCTAATACAACCACACAAGGCTTGTATGAACACGCCAATACAATTTCTTCAAGCTACACAATTGGAACAAATAATAACGCAATGAGTGCTGGCCCAATGACAATTGCATCAGGAGGAAGCGTAACAGTTCCTTCTGGAAGCACTTGGGTAATTGTTTAAGGAA